GCGATAAGTTTGCCATTCAGTTTTCTGAGTTTCTGTCAAAGGAACGTCTGGCATCTGAGACCAATCCGATTGTCTTAATAATAAATCTCTTTCATAACGAACCTTTATCCAAAAGTTTTCAGAATTGAATACCCACCCAGAAGTTGTCCAATCATGGAACTTACTCGGTCTTTGAGGTTTGTCCAACCATTGACCTTCGCTGTAGTATTTCGTTGACATAAAGGTGTCAGAAGGACCGAACGACGATATATCATACATTACAAAATTACCCATTACGGTTCCGTCAGGATAATCCTCTGTACTTTTTACTGTAGAGGTGTAAGATATTTCACCAGTTTCAGGCTTAACAAAGGCGTACGTTTTACTCATGTTATGTATTTTCCTATAAAAACTGTTTCGGTTGTGCTACAAATAAAATCGATTTTATTATTGATATAGTCATATCGAGCCCTATTGGCTCCAAAATTATCGAATCCAGTACCGAGAAAGTCGCCGATATTGATATAATTCAGATTGTTGGTAAAAACATAATGGTCGTTTATATCTTCGCCAACAGGTATATTATACGTTCCTGTATTGAGTCCACTACCACCAGTGTTTATATTCAAATCAATAATAGCTACAACTTCCAGAGTAGATTGAATATCAGATCTAAAAGTCAACTTTCCATCTTCGTCATATATTGCCAAACCATAATCTGGTAAAGCGCCCACGTCTGAATCATTAAAAACGTAATACTTATATCCGTTCACTGGTTCTAAAAATAAATCACCATATCCAGCAGGATCATCTCCACCCCACTCGTAACCAGTGAATACAGCATTATTTAATTCCGTAAACAAAACGTCAAGTTGATTTTCTGGCGAACCTGTACTGCGTATTGGGCGCGCCATTATGGTGTCACTAGTTAATGGAATAAATGAACCGCTTCCAGTAACACCAGACGGTGGATAATTGCTTCCTGGTAACGCTGTTCCCGTAAGTCTTTCACGGAAGTTGTAATACTGATCGTCGATGATAATATTGTCATCACCGTTTCTTATTTCAATTCCGTAACTCATCCTCTTCTAATCACCCAATATACACCACCTACTTCTTGCGAAGTAAGATTATCGATTGTAAATTGACCAGTTGACTTCGTAACATCAAAAAAATTGTTTCCACCAATTCCAGGTTTAACTATTATCACCCATTGAGCGGTATTTAATAATCCTGTAACTGGTATTGTCACTGATCCGTTAGCCGATATTGTAAAACTATCCACTTTTACAAAAGCTGGAATGTCACTTGTCACTTGGACTAATTTAGTAGTTCCGTTACTTTTATATATTTCAAGCCCATAAGCCATAATTACAACACGCTCAAATTACCAAGTTTAACACGATCAACAAACGATGACCCGTTCCAACTTTGAATCAAAATTCCATCCCCAGTAATAGTTGTTTTACCAACATTTGTCGTTGTTTTATTCAAATTGAAGTTGGGTGGATTGGAAACATAGTCGTCAACACTATCACCAGTAACAAATCCGGCAAGTTGAGATGTAACAGCAATGCCAGCATTATCTATAACCGTCTGATTGAGAGTGGTGAGAGCACCGTCTACATCGTCCGCTGTGATAAAATCTGAAATCAAAGTACCAACACTGTCTGAGCTTATCAGTCCAACAATGTCGCTTGTAACTGCAATTCCACTGTTGTTGATAACAGTTGTTGTAATGGTTGATAGTGCACCGTCTACATCGTCCGCTGTGATAAAATCTGCTGTTGCAGAAGTGACATAAGATCCGTCGACGTACCCTGCGTTATTGGTCAATAAACTTATGTTGTTACCGCTTACGATGATACTTCCCGACGATATTATATCATTAACGTTAAGTCTATCCGCTGAAATCGTGCCTGTAGTAATCGAACTTCCGTCAATTGTGGTCGTACCCGCAAGTTTAAACGGTGACGGGCTAGTATGCAACCCATCGTATTTCTCAATCTGAATTGCATCCCAGTAAGAAGAGTCTCCGCTGTTAGCGTTTATTAAGTAGATAGCAAACGCCGGATCTGTTCCAGATATGGCTGAGGTTAATGTGCTTATTCTAACCCATCCATCCGAAGCGGTAATATCTCTTGTTGCCGGATAGAATGCGCCACCAGAAGTCGCACCAAACTCTCTTGCAACAGCAACCAATCTTACGGGAACTGTATCTGTATCCTTTGTTCGAACATAACCACTGACTATGTACTGTTCACCAACTTCCGCACGAATCCAAGAACCCGCTGTATCAGTAGAAGGATGAATATACTTAAAACCGTCCGCCGCAGTCGAATTTAATTTAAGAACATGAGTTCCGTGAACAGCGGGAATTTCGTTTGTGATTGTATGAGTAGAATTTCCTGTTGTACCGTAGACAAATCCCTTTGCCGCATAATTTTCGAAACTAGCAACATCTGTTACTAAGTTAGCCCCATCTGCGTTGAACGTCAGTTTATTAGTTGTAATGGTACCGTCTACCATAAGGTCGCCCGTAACACGAACGTTCGACAATTCGACACTATCACCGCTGATAGTGAACGGTTGAATAGCAGTATTCGATGCATTAATTACATTGAACTTGTCTGTTACAACAGTGAACTCTGAAGTTACCCCTGTATTGTATAATTTTATACCAGAAATGTAACCGTTGACGTTGGTCGTCAAGAAGTATTCTGCCGCGATATCAGTGAGATCACTTTCAGTAGCAGATATTCGTACATCGAATCCGCTAGCCAATGAAGCGGTGTTCGTTACTGAATCTTCGAGATTCTGAATTGAAACTGCTAAGTTTGTTATCAACGATGCCTGTGCTGTAACACTGTCATCGACAGCATTTATTTTGGATGTCAACGCTTGATATGCTGTTGACGAAACAAGTGCATCGCTGTCAAATCCGATAGAGTTTTGAAGATCCGTTATCAGCCCAGAGTTTACTAGAATATCCGAATCATTCGCTTCGATTCTAGAAGTCAACGCTTGATATGCTGTTGACGAAACAAGTGCATCGCTGTCGAAACCAATCGAATTTTGAAGATCCGTTATCAGCCCAGAGTTTACTAGAATATCCGAATCATTTGCTTCAATTGACGATACAAGATTTTGATATGCAACTGCTGTAATCAGAGTACTGCTATCGAGATACGTTTTATTTTCTAAACTTGTCACTCTTTGTGTTAGAGTAGACACGCCATCGCTGTTAGCGACGATTCTTGTGTCAAGCGAATTGTATGCGTTGGCCGCCAACAGAATTGTATTGAAACTGTCTTTAAGAACAACGTTGTTTTCAAGTAAAGTAAAGTCACTAGATAACGAAACGAGTTCATCGCTATTGGCATCAATTCGACCGATTAGACCAGCTGTCTGTTCGTTGATTACTGTGATAACTAAATCAGAGTTAATTCCGTCTATCACTAATCCATTAACTGTCTGTGACAATTCAACAAGATCTTGGGACAGAACTGAATAGTCGCTTTCTGTTGCAGTTACTCTCGTGCCTAACGTATTAATTGCAGTCGCATTTAATGTCAAAGAACTGTCAAGAAGAATTAACGAAGAAGATAAAGAATCTACTCTCTCGGCTAAAACAGTGATTGCACTATCTGTCACATCAATACGAGCGACGATTCGTGTTTCAGCCGCTGCCACAGCAGAATCTACAATGGCGAGAATTGCACTTGAATCTACTAGATCCAAACCCGCAAGAGAAGACTGAAGTTGTGACACATCACTTGACACAACAGATATTGCGCTGTCCGTTAATATTATTTGTGCGGTTAACTGACTAAGCGCAGTGGCATTTACACCTATTGCTGAGTCTAATAATAGTGCATCTGCTTCTAGATCTGTAGTTCTTTGAGCAAGTATGTTGACTGAAGAGTCGGTAAGATCGATTAATGAAATTAACTCGGTTCTTGCACGAGATACAGCAGAGTCGATCATTGATGCTACTGCATCTGAATCAAAAGCGAGTAAATCGAGATTTGAAACTTGCGTATTCAATGAAACAACATCACTTGCAAGAGATGTTAATCGACTACTGTCAAGATAAAGACAGACCGATAAATTGCTTAATGCATTTGCTGTTGCAATTTGATATCCGTTGAAATCGCTATCAAGCGCTGATAGATCTAAACTTAATTGAGTAATGTCTTCAAGACTAGCCGAAAGTCTATCGCTGTCGGCATCTAATCTAAAAACAATACCATCAAACACGCTAGCAGTCAACGATAGAAAAAAATCTGAATCGATAATGCTTCTGAAATAACCAGAATCGAACGTAATGGTAGAATCGAGTTGTCCTACAATATTTCCAGCAAATAGGGTTCCATCGATATACAGATCACGCCATTTCAGATCAACAGCCCCTAGATCGTATGTTTTGTCCAAGTTAGGAACAATGCTACGAGTACCGTAATTCTCGAGAACGTCACCAACATCTTCCGTCAATTCGCCAAACAACTGCAACTTAGTGATCTGACGAGTAACACCGTCTTCTTTGCTTCGAACGATAAGAAGGTCACTGTCGTTGATTGTGTCAGTGACCGGAAGTTTATCGATTGTGACGCTCTTGACCATCGGATATGTTCCTACATTATTTTACTTTTATTTATATGCTGTCCACAGAGACGCTGGTATAAAGAATACTATTATCATCGAGGTCGAAAACATCGATGTCTGCTTGCGTGATAATTTTGCTTGGCGCGTCCGCTCGTTTATACAGACTCAACTTCATATCAAAGTCAAGCGTGTAAATTATTGTTCGTCTTGCCTCTATCGGACCTTCGTAATCGTCGCTGAAAGTAATGCCTGTCAAATTGATTGGCGTGTCTTCTTTAACGTCATAGTCATCTAGTGGTTTTACTGTTACTGTATACTGTGGAGTAAAATACGGCAGAATTTGTTCCACGACCTGTAACGCGTCGTCTTGACTTCTTGCATACACGCTAAGCTGAAACTGAATGGCGTATGGTACTGGTGTGTAAATCTGAGAAGCGGAACCGTCGAAAGTCGAAGGTGGTACGACACATTTATTCATCTTCGGCAATTGACGAGTCGCATCATAGTTCATACCGATGATTTCAAAAGACATTCTCGGAAGTTTAATTGCAACTTGACGTTCCTGATCTTCGCCGGCATTCATTTGAGCGATGCGATCTATGAAATCTCGTTTTGGTGCGTACGACAACGGCACCTTAACTTGACTGATTATTTCATTAGAACTGTTCTTACGCACAACATAGATTTCATTAAACAACGAGCCGAAAACGGCAACCGCTTTTCTTATTCTTTGATTATAGAAATGTGGTCCAAACATTAGAACGGATCTCCAAACGGATTACTTTCGCTGAAATCAATAAACGATGCTGCTTCTGATTGGAAGTCATCGTTCTGAGCTGTTTGTTGAATATTCTGAACTTCATCCTTAGTTGTTGGAACTGCAGTTGCGCCCGAGTTCTGACCTACGATTTCTGTCCCACTAACAAACGAATGGAACTCGCCGTCGGTTGCGCCAAAGTGTGCGATGTACAATTTCTTATTGGAAGGATCGGAGTAATCTAACTTAACCACTTCACCCTTCATCGTATACGTTCCACCGTCCTGATGAACATCTTCGCCCACTTCAAACGTTCCTGAAATTGAAGAGAGTGTCAATACCGTCTGATAGGTGTAAGCGGATTCAACAATATCAATCGCTTCAACGCCAGTATCAAAGTCTTCGTCGCTGTACTCAAACAACTCGCAACGCATTTTGAATACTGGTAAATTCTTTAACTGGTAGAAAGGCGATTCGTCTTCTACCTTTGTGATCTCGAATATTGATCCAGACAGAGTAAGGAATATCAAATCGCCTTCTCTTGGTCTGTAGAATGGTTTGTCATCTTCAACTTCGTATGGTGCGATTGAAGTATTCCATCTTCTTCTTGAAACTATGAACGTCGCTGCATCTCTTATTTCAACACCGAATTTAGTGAATAAATCACCCTCGCCGTCAAATCCTTCAGTGTTTTCAATGTACATCTCAATCTTATATGCATTATCAAATCTTGACGGAACGTCGTCGTCAAACACTTGGTCAACGTTTACCAATTCACGAGGCATATAGTACACGTCTTGTCCGTACATTTTGAGTGATTCGATAATCAGGTCTTCATATAGAAGTTGTTCCGATCTCGATCCTCTACTGAAATAAGGATTCGTAGCCATATTAACCTACAATAAAATCAACGGGAAGTTCTTGTTCAAGACGCAATCTTTCTTCTAACTTTTCTATGTCTGCAGTAGCGTCATCGTACAACTGTCTGCCATTAACCGTCACGCCACCTGGAAGCTGCATACCATCGAATTTCATCATATTAAGACCCCACTGCTGTTTAATTAATGCAGTAGTATAATCTTTGATAAACATATCGTTGTAGATCGAACCATTAGTATCCGGATCAACAATCTGATAAATCTCGGCAACAACCCAGTCACCTTCTTTGAGGTCGCCGTCATTAAAGTCGCCGTAAATGTATAGTCGGTCTTGGTGGCGCGAGAACGTAACTTGGGGATGACCGTGTAACTGTTGGTCGATCATACTTAAGTACTGTTCCATTTGATATAGGTACGACAGATCTCCAGCGAAGTTGATGAAGTCGCCCATATTGTTTAAAAACATTTGATACCGAATATCGAACAGGTTACCGCTGGAACCATACGTTGTGGATACCGGAAATACTTTAGACACAAAGATAATGTTCGAATCAATCGGGATGTATTTGTTCTGTACGTCCTGTGCGGTTACTTCGTGTTTTATGTAAGTTCTAATCGTTGCGTCGCTGTGAAACTCTTGATATTTCTGTAGAGCGTCATCAACTTTGTCTTCGATCTGATCGACGTCAACGTTTATCTCAATGACTGGTTCGCCTAATCTACGAAGACAGTAATCAATTAACTGTTGACGGGTGGTTGGAGATGCCATATTGTGCCCCGTATAAACAAATCATTTGTATTTATTTATACGATAACGAAACGCGGGTATAAAAAAAGGGAGCCGAAGCTCCCTTGAGACAAACGCGAAAGCGTGAATTAAGGTTGCTCGCCAATATTATAACTAAAGATAACGTTTGTTGAGTCTATATTTGAAACATTACCTTTCTGACGAATTTGAACATTGATCGTTTCATTGGCAACCGTTGCACCGTTTTGTGGTCCTGTCAATGACAAAGTTAATGCACCAACACCAATATCGGTCCACTGATTTAATGTCGCGCCCGAGAAATTGAAATTGACACTAGGAGAAGATCTCGTAACGAAGTATTCGTATTCACTATAATAGTTTGTTCCGGTAACAGCTAACCAATCTTCACCTACGCCAGCAGAGTTATTAGTCGAATCAATCGAGGTAGTACCGTCGTTGTTAAATGTAATCGAAACAGTACCTACCGCAGGTGCGTACGATTGAACTTGATAACTTGTGGGCATAACCACCACTGGTGGTGTCAAAGAGGTATCGACAATTTCAATAGTACTCAACGCGTTCCAACCACTATAGTAACCGGATTGGTCGCTAACAACAACCGTCAGATATTCTGTACCTTCGGTTTGTTGATCCGCTACAATCACAACATCAAACGTGCCTACACCACCAACAACTTCGAACGAATTGTCAAATTGGTAAGATGTTAATTGTGGGTCTGTATCCTCAGGCTCAGACGTGTCACCTGGGTGCGACGCGAAATAGTATGTTCCGTCTGGTCTTTGAGTGGTATACGTATATGTTACTGTGTCACCTTCGTTGGCTGTGCTAGTTGAAGAAGTTAACGAATCGTTGATACTGGTGTCGTTAATAGTAATAGTTGTAAATCTATTCGTGTCTGTTGTATACCCAGACTGAGAAGCAACGGCGACAGTCAGCGTTTCCGTTCCATCAGTAAAATAATCAGCCACAATTCCTACTTGGAAAGTACCTACACCACCAACAACTTCGAACGAATTGTCAAATTGGTAAGATGCCAATTGTGGGTTTGTATCCTCAGGCTCAGACGTGTCTCCAACCCTCCTGCCAAAGTAATATGTGCCGTCTGGTCTTTGAGTGGTATACGTATATGTTACTACATCACCCTCGTTAACAGAAGAAGAAGAAGCAACTAATGAATCATATATCGTCGAATCCACTACTGTTACGAACACACTCTGTTTAATTATAGTGGTGTAACCATAGTTAATACCGTCGGATACAATAAGTCTAAACGACTCAGTCCCGTCAGTTATATAATCAGCCACAGCTGTTACATCGAACGTTCCAACACCATTGGTGACTGTGAATGCGTTAGGGGTGTAGTTGTAGTACGGAATATCTTGAACGATGTCAACGTCTTCAATATTCTGCGCAGGTGACCCCTTACCCCAATAATACGTTCCATCTGGATATTCGTTAGTTGTGAACGTGAACGTAATTGTGTCACCTTCGTTCATAGTTGTTGAGCTTGGAACTAACGTCGTGATTGGTTCAACAGATGTGTCGTTGACAATCACTGATACGTTGGGAGAATTCGTTTCTGTTCCCTCACTATCGACAGCGTCGAGGGTAACGACTATTGTTTCAGAACCTTCGGTTGTTTGATCGGCAACCATAGTGAACTGAACTGTACCCATGTCACTGGCAATTGTGATAGTACCAGTTAACGAGGACAAACTTATGTCTTCGACTGAGACGCCAGAGATTGTGTATCCTATTGTAGTTCCGTCTGCTACGTTAGACGTGTTAACTGTAAATATCACCGCCGTAAGTCCGTCTTCATTAACCGAAACAGCGTTAGAAGCGAAACTGAGATATTGGGGCGTTGCGGATTGTTGAATACCGTTGGGGTGTTCAACGGGATCGATCCATTGATTCAGAACCGACGATATAAGCCATCTGTTTTCGGCCATTGGGAAATTCCTTTATTGAGTATTAAAAGTTTGAATATAACAAACGCGTGTGAACCTCGCTGTTAAATATTTATACGATAACGAAACGCGGGTATAAAAAAAGGGAGCCGAAGCTCCCTTGAAGTGAGTTTGTGAGAAGGAGTTATTTTGACTTCGTTTGTACCGTCAATATCGTATACGTAGACACAACCGATTCCGCCATTACCGTTGTAGGATCCGTCGCACTTGTTAATGGATAGTGTTATGTTTACGCACCCGACGTGCCCCAAACGGGTTGTTTTGATACGTCCCATCCACCATTTGGTCCAAATGATCCAGTCGCATCGGCGAATTGATCTGGTAAAGACGCTATGTTTGTCACGTCCCATCCACTCAAATCCTGATCGAAATAGTAAGCGTCTTCGAACATAGAATCCATATTAGTAACGTTCGAAACATTCCAACCGCCAATATCTTGATTGAACGCTCGAGCGTCGTCGAACATACGATACATGTTTGTTGCAGCGCTTACATCCCAACCGCTTATGTCTGCATTGAATGCACGAGCTTCGAAGAATGTTTCTTCGAACGACTGTACTGAGCTTACGTCCCAACCAGATAAGTCTTGATTGAAGTCGTATGCGTAGTTGAACATTTCATACATCGTAGTTACGTTTGATACATTCCACGTAGAAATGTCGCCGTTGAAGTCATATGCGTAGTTGAACATCGAATACATTGTAGTAACGCTTATTGTATTCCACTGATCGAGGTCTTGATTGAAGATTTCTGCGTGTTCGAACATCTGTTGCATAGAAGTAACGTTTGATACATCCCAACCGTTAAGAGGTTGGTTGAAAGATGTGGCAAAATAAAACATCCATCCCATATCAGTAACGCTACTTGTATCCCAAGAACCAATTGGTTGATTGAAAACAGTCGCTTGGTTGAACATAAAGCGCATATCTGTTACACTAGAAGTATCCCATGTTGTAATATCGCTATTGAACGCATATGCTGTTTCAAACATAGCATACATATTTGTTACGCTGCCTGTGTTCCAATTGCTCAAATCTTGGTTGAAAACTTCAGCCGCATCAAACATTTTTTCTAACGTTGTTACTTTGCTTACATCCCAGTTACCTATTGGTTGATTGAACGCCGAAGCGTTGTGGAACATATAACTCATATCTGTTACACTAGAAGTATCCCAACCACTAATATCTTGGTTGAATACCGTTGCGTCTTGGAACATTTCGAACATATTGATGACACTAGAAGTATCCCAACCACCAATATCTTGGTTGAATACAGCGTTTTCTTCAAACATCTGGCCCATATCAGTTACCGCGCCGGTATTCCAAGTGGTTATATCACCGTTGTAACTACCAAAGCCGAACATGCGATTCATATTGGTAACTTTACTTGTATCCCACAAATTCAAATCCTGATTAAACGCTGTGGCGCCACTGAACATGTTTGCCATATTGGTGATACCAGAAACGTCCCAAGTTGCAACATTTGGATCGTTAAACGAGCCAGCGTTTTGGAAGAAACCTCTGACATTACCTTTAATAGTTGGCGTGTCTGTTGCACTGAACGAAACTATGTCACTGCCATAGAACATGTACATTGGATTCGAAAGTACTGTGTCGCCCCACTGGCTGATGTCCGTCACAACAATGTTGTTGAGTTTGGAGCTGTACAAAGCAGGAGTGAGTCTTTGTGTTTTGATAGAAACTGTGTATGTTCCTGCAGCTGCGTAGTCGTGTGATAATGAAGCAACGGTAGAACCAGTTTCTGCTGGTGTACCATCACCCCAATCAATAGAATAGTGGTACCCTTCTGTGCTGTTAGAATAAGGTATGAAATGAAGGAACTCTGCAGTTCCAGCAGATGCTACATCCACAACAATCTCTAACGGCGTCAAATCTTGAACTGTCACCAGAGGTTCGTTCAGTTCATAATTTATCTTTTTACGAGAGTATTGGAACCCTCCGGCACCACCCTGAGTCCACGAACTGAAATTAAATTCGTAATACTGGTTGTCCAACATTGAATACATAACAACAGGATTGTAGTCGCCTGACAGTACGTTGTTTCCGACACTTTGACTAAAGTAGTTGTAAAAATTAGAATAATTTAAAGTTGATGGATCAAAGAATGCGGTTTCTGGAGACTTAGCCCACAAAGTAGTATATGGACTGAGATAGTCGACCATGTCGTAATCACTCTCAAACACACTATTCCACAAAGCACCGCCGCCACCACCAACGTTTCTTGTCAAGGTTACGTTGTCGGTGATTACGTCGTACTGTTGACTGTTGTCTGGTTGCGAGAATGAAACTATAGATCCGTAGAAAGGTGCGTTGGAAATAGTCAAAGATATTGGGTCTAAACCAACAACCGTACCTATGCTATCTGTTACATCTAACGTAAACGTTAATGTTTCGGTTGCTGTTTCAACGGGGACTGGTAGACCGTCTAAACGTACTCTGAACGTCAGAGATGCTTGACCACCAGTTACCGTCAACGTGCCGGTTAATGATTCGAGTGTGATATCGTCTACTGTTATACCCGCACCGCCAATCGTATATCCAACTGTCGTACCGTCTGGAACCGATTGTGGTGCAACAACAGAAACGACAACGTCAGAAGAGTTGTCCTCTGTAACTGCATTAGGAGTTATTGTCATGGAGATGTACCGAATCTGAGCCTCGCCGGACTGGCCGTCGCCAGATCCGCCGTTAGCCCACCCACGAAGAGTTACATCCTCGTTGGGAGTTGCCCATGTATTTAATATGGGCGTTAAATACCATCTATTTTCAGCCATTGTGGAATTCCTTTGTTTTTTGGTGAAAAGTTAGAATTAAATAACAAATCCGCGTACGCGTCACTAATACTTATTTATAATAGTGAGGTACGCGGGAATATTAAGGTTACTTTAAGAAATAACTTAGGAACGGTTAAATACTTGTACGTATCCCAACTTACCGGTGATTACTGCACCAGCATCTGCTGAGTCGAACCACAATCTACCAGAATACGGAAGTAATGTGCATTCCCCTTGGGCAGGTGTAGTGAAATCATAATTAATAGTAGCCGGAACACCATCAATATATATTTCGTTGTACCGCGATCTAATTCTACTATCCTGAATTACCTTTCGGAAATTAGGGTCAAACCTGCCAGTATCAACACCATTACCAAGTTCTACAAACCTACCGTTATTTTGATTGGTATAGGTAGCTACAACATCCTTCAATAATAGTTGACCGTAATCGTTAGTAGGGTCCCCTTTAAGCATACAGAACTGCAAATCGGAAGTGTTGTTGATTATTGATGTATAGAAAACGGAACCGTTTCTAGCGTATGTTATTTCACCAGAAACACGCTCGATCGTGAACACGTCATCTGGTGTCCAATTATACATTTGTTCGAAATGCCTTGTGCTTCCCGCGTGATTACGAATTGAAACTCTAAAGTCACCGTCACTATCCGCATCCCAACGATAATCAAACGACATCTTTTCGTCAAAACCGAGATTTTGATCGATATTGGTTGGATCAGTGGCATATGGATGTAGACAGACCGCGTATCCATCAGAAACGTTTTTATCATGTTCAAATGCTGCTACTCTAAATGATAATGAAAAATCGCCTTGGAGTCTCTGTTCTGTGCGAATATACGATGCATAGTTGCCCATATTGCTTGACAGGTACAACAATCCAGGTTCGTGCCAAACTCGTTCAGAACCATTTGAAGCTCCGCAACTAGTTAAACCGTATACTGGTTCTGTTACTGTTCCGAGATCCACAGCGGGGACATTGCTAGCAAACTGATCAGTTGAAATAATTTCAAGGAAACTGTTGCTATGACTTATGCTTGCGGTTGTTGCATTGTCTTTAAGAATTCCATTATACACATAAGTGTCATAGTATTCTGTTTCAATGAAACTGTTACCCGCTTCGGCGTTTGCAAAGGAAATGTTCAGTCCGTCAATCAGCGGTTCGCTAGTGAGGTGAGTTTCCTTCGGTGACGAGTCTCCGAGCACCCACTCTGAACCGTTCCAACCATAAGTTTTCCAAGCGCCCCAACTCTGTCCCTGATCGCCGCCGTCTGTTATACTGCCCGTCAGATTGTGTATGAAATACGAACCAAAATAAGAATTGAGACCATTCTTTGTGTACAACAAACATCCTGGTTCTATCATAACCAGAGGATTGTAAACACCAGTATTGTACACTGGTTCGTCGCTTACGCGTTTAAATACGTGAGCGTTTCCAGCCCCCGATCCACCCAAAAGACTGTAGTTAGAACTGGAAGAGGTTGAGTCGAAATCATCTGTTCTTACAGCACAGTAGTACTCGGTTGATCCAACTATCTCAACACCAAGCAAAAATTCACTTCCATTGTCGGAGTCTTCCCACCAAACAACTGAATTGCTTCCCCAAGCAAAAGAAGAGTTGTCGTTAAAATAACCTTGATATCTCCAAGCGCCTCTGTGGTTAGCAACTCTCGTATAAAGGTCTTCCCCACTCCCATTACTACCTGGATGAATCATCACCCACAAACTGTTTTTGGTGCAGAACATTCCAACGGCAGGCATATAACCGTAATTCGGTTTTCCGCCAGTGTTGGCGGCTAATTGATCAGAAGTTCCACCAGCTGATCCTGCGCGAGACCACCAAACAACATCGTCGTTCGTATCGTTAATGCTGCCCGCTAGTCTTCTCGGGAAAACAAATCGGTCTTCGACGTGATAACGGTCCATCGTGAACCCAGCAATACGAGTTGGTTCAGTTGTAGGATCGGACGTATCTAAAACCCCATCGATTTTGAATTGAGTAGCCGTACTGGCGTTATACACGGTCCAAGTAACACCCTCATCAGAAGAACTACACAGTTCTTGATCGAAGATTGCCCACAAGGTTCCGTCCTTCTTCATTTGCACACCACGACAGATAGTGTCGTTGGCTGCGCCTGATACTGAGAGTTTTGTCTTAGTATATGTTGTGCTTCCGATAGATCTTTCGATTTTATATAACCCACCACTTAGATCAGCAACGTAAATTTCCCCAGTCTTTTTGGCAATAACTTGAGAGATACTGCCAAATTCAATGTTAATTCCACTCGCTACGATGGAGTTGATGGTGATACCGGTCCTATCAAATGAAATAAATTCAGGATAACAGTATTGCACATATCCCGAAACTTTGTTGTTTGCAAAATCAGAGTACGATTGTTTTTCCATCGATACTGTGTATGGATACTGTCCGTGATAACCGAAATCCGAATCCTGAATGAACGGAAGCGTAGAATTATATCTTCCAACGCGAGGAGTCGCATTCGCGTATTCAGTGTTCATATTCATCATTTCAACTGGTCTGAGTCGGTGTTCGTTATTTAACGTACCGAACCAATTTCGCGATTTAACGTTATAAGTTGATGTACCGACTTCGCCGCTGTTCTTAATAACAGTTCTATATTTTTTCGCGAATCCGTCAACATTTCCAGTCCAACCAGAACCAACCGGTTTGAGTGAGGTGCTGTCGTTAATGGTTATTGAACCACCACCATTAGCCAGAGCATCAATATCTTGGTACGGTAATAAAGACGCTTGCGTTCTCGGAAACGTGTTCTGTATCGCCGTTCCATGATTCGAGTCGTTAATGTAGAAATAGTCTGTCAAGTTATAAACAGTGTTCGGTATCTCACCTTTAACCGATAATTGATTGTGTATGTTGCCGTGGTTACCAGCGTTTCCAATAAGTGCTGTTCCTATCAGTATACCGGATGGGTCTGATAGTGTTCCGTACGACATACCGGAAGTTCCATAAACCCCGTCTTCAATAGCAATGTAGTTGTTCGTTATAGACGACCCTGGATCGTTTCGAGACACACCAATTCTGTCGGTCCATAGTATATCATCAGTAAGTCCTGTACCGTATACTGATGCAGCTTTCCATCTATCATTAACGTTTGTGTGAGCAACCAGCAATATGTCTTCTGGAAGATGCATGGAACTGGATGGTGTTGAGGAGCTTATGCTCTGCAGAACGTAATCTTTTCGCAGTTGTTTTTCTGCTCGTTTGAATTTACCTTCTACCGATCCAAGGTCAACGATGACGGTATACAGAACATCGAGAATCTGTGTACTAGTTTGTTCGAACGGAAAGTCAAGCCTTGTGATGTTGTTCTTAACTAGACCAACACAACGAATTTTCCTCGTTTTATTGATGTTCGGAGAGAAACGGTATTTAACCGTTAGTTTCATAGTGTTGTCAATTTCTTCGCGATCTTCGTAACTCCAATCCAGTAATTCTTCACCGTACGTAACTAATGAAGAAACTACACTCCAAGAGGTATTGGTTGCTACTGGGACTCCACCTGGATCGTATGCTGGTGCTTCAGCTGAAACTTCACTTATAAAAATTTTCAACGGGTAATCGGTAGCCTGATACGAAGAGGCTGACAAAATATACGGAGAGTAGTTGGTATAATTCCCACCAAAAGAAAAGTGTCTCGCGAGACTCAATCCGTTTTTCTTTTCAACCGTTTCGACGGGAAGTCCAACTGGAATCCATCTATCGTTCTCAAACGCGCCTTCATACTTTTCTATTTTAATAAAACCCTTTGAATAATGCATCAGTCAATCCTTTAAATACGATACTAATATTTATATAGTTATACCGGTAGTGTTTGTAGTGTGTACACTACACGAGTTACCCCGACAGAATCGAAATAACTGTTGATTTCTGTGTTTCTAGCGTGTACGCTGTCTAACTGTTCTGGCATTTGAGACAGAGAGTACGTAATCCTTGTAGCAGTTAAACTTGTAAACACGCTGGTTATCTCTGTTGGACCGACTGTTACATTATCTGTAAATGATTTAGACGATCTTCCGAAAACGGTACGTTCTGTTATAACAGTCTCTGCTTGTCCAAAGGGGACAACAGAACCGACTAGATTGATATCTAGTGTAGAGATAGAGTTGTTAGAGATTCTAACCTTGAAAGGACCATCACTAGTTCCGTTTATTAATGTACCACCTTTATTCCAAATAGGTACGTACCGATACGCCGTTGATTGTGCTGGCATAATATAGTAACCAACGTCGAGTGCGCTCGGGTAGTTTGCAACTGTAATCCATTTCTGATTTGTTGGATTGTACTGTTGAATCAAGTAACCGTAGTAATCCGAGGAGATTGGTTTAGACCAATATATTGTGTTTTGCGTTGCAATTTGCGATCCAGTGTAGTATGATCCATCTTCATTAAATATCTGTGTGCCTATTTTACTCGCAACGTAATATATGGAACTGGTGGACGTTGAAGAAATCTTTGTCGAAACGTATATGTTGTCTTTTGGATCAACGTTGATATCTAAAGAGTCTGTTTTAGAAGCGATACCAAATGGCGTTTTTTCGAATAATGTTATTCTTAAAACAACATTGGTAGAAGGATTAACAGCTGTAGTGAAAGAGGTTGTTAGAGTGTCAGTGCTTGAGAATGATCCTGGTTCTCCTTCAACCTGTTCCCATAGTATAGTTTTACCTTCAAGCGAACCAGTGAAAGTTGCAATTAGATTGAATGTAAACTGTGTGCCGGAGAGAATGTTTTTGTCTGATCCTGCAGATAACAACCCAGATATGGTTGGTGGTTCTGCTTCCACGAATAAACCATTTTTACCAACATATGAAGAATTAGTTGATTTTACAAGGACGTTTCCGGATACCGAGCTCGGTGATCCGGAAGGCACAAAGGGTACATCTTTTCCAGCAAAATAATTAGTCACAATAACACCAACGTATCATTTGTTTCACGCTTTAATAATTAACAGTTTATCGGAAGCGAGACTCCTTCCAAATGCCGCTGATGAACTTGTTGTTTCTTGCAGCGAACCGTCTGTTCCCACTAAGTAGTATCTATTGGTAGTGAGACCAGTAACTCGATCGTTAATACCACCTATTACTGTTACATTAACTGACTGACCATCAGTAACGGTCTGTTCTGCTATGCCAATCGCGTTTTCATAGTCTGTTGAGGCTAGAGTTGTTGCTATTCTATAGCGCGAATCGTATGTGTATGGTGACGATGATGATTCAAACGGCCGGAAGTATAGAAATATATAACTTTGTAGGGCACTGTTGTATAACACATTTGAAAAGTAATTAGGCGTATTAACAATATCAAAGTACTCAGCCACTACAGTGTAATCACTTAGTAAATGTTGCCCGGCTGTTCCTACCAACGTCACAGTCCTGTATACCCAATCTCCCCCTATGCTA